TGGAACCCCTGTCGAGCTGCATCGAAACGGCGACTGGAACAACGGCTGGGTGATTGCAGATGCAAGCAATCTCGACAATGTGCGTGCAGCCAAATTGGGCAGCCCTAACGTCACCGTCGGCAGCCTGCGTTGGGAACTAGACGTACGCCCTTGTCAATCCAGCCCGTTCAAGGCTGACTCTGTTGAATCTGACCCTTTTGATTTCTGATGACCGAATCCACCCGATCCCTGCCCGTGCGCGTCGATCTGCGCTTGACCGAGGCAGAGCGCGATTACTTGACCAGCGAAGCCGAGAAACGCGGCATGAGCCGCCAGGACATGCTCAGGCAGCTTGTGTTGACCCCTGAAGGCCATAGCAGCTCACTGCCTGCCTATAAGCCCGTTGTTGTCTCCCAGGGCCGTGACGCGATCGACCGCGCTATTGATGCAGTAACGCGGCAGTACCACTGCATCCCACGGCATCAGCTTGAGCCGATTGTCTGCACTGTCATCTGTGCGTTGACGGCGGAGGCTTGACGCCTTCTGCCTGGTATGCCATATTGGCGTTGGAGAGATCCCCGCCTCATGGACCATCACAACTACATGCTCGGCCTGTTCGAGTCCTTTCAGCAGCACCAAGATCAGCTTGAAGCTACAAACCTTCTAAAGCTGAAAACCATGGAACCTGCTACCCGCTATTACGTCGAAGCCAAGCTCAACGACAAGCTCGAATGGACCGAATGGGCCTACGACGAGCATGAGCGTGATCAGCTCGTCAAAGACGCCAAAGACTGCGGCTTCTCTTACACCGTTAAGGAGTACGACTAGCCACACGTCGGGGAGCCTGATGCCTGACTCTTCCCCCAGCAGGCTGAAAGCTATACAACACCCTGGGTGCAGGGAAAGGCAGGGCGGGTTGAGGTCCGATCCATACCCCGACATCAAATCTCAAAACCCATGACCCAAGACGATTCCCTCCGCGCTATCCAGAGACAGAATGACCTCAATGCTTGGCTTGAATATGAAAGACGGCTCAAAGCGGCCTACACCCGCAGCCAAAATCCGCACCCTCGAAGATGGTTGCGTCAGGATTCAGGTCGGTGATGGCCCTGGTGCCTTCGTTGGCACCGTCAGCTCAATGCACCTCGTAGAACCAAAGATCGTTCAGCTTCAGACTTATTGGCTCAAAGCACATCAGTCCTGAGCTACCCTTGCCTCAAACCCCTGTTACTTTCAGGGCATGGGAAAGAAGTCAACCAACATTGAAATCGAAGAACGTGTCAACACTGTTTATCAGCTGTTGATTAAGTCGTGGTCGCGTTTTGACATCCTTCAATACGCCGCGACTGAGTGGGATTTGTCCAGTCGCCAAACCGATGAATACATTGCCCGAGCACGCAAGCTCATAGAAGCCGACTCGGAGATCGCTAGACCTCAATGGCTTGCTGCTGCAGTTCGTCGTCTTGCGGAATACGAAAAAGAGTCCATGTCTGATCGGCAAATTGCAGTTGCCATCAAGGCTCTAGAAACTCAAGCTAAGTTGCTTCGCTTCGATCTCTGATGTCGCTTTTTGCTGGCATCTGTGAAGATGAACCGCTTTTAGCTTTCGCAACGCCGCCAACGCAGGAATCAGCAGACGGCTTAGTTCAACGCATCAAGGCTGACTTACACCCCGGCCAGCGTGCCTTTGTTGAAGATCAGTCAACGCAAATCATTGGCCTGTCGGCTGGTTATGGCGCAGGCAAGACGCGGGCACTCTGTGCCAAGACCTTGACCCTCGCCATTGCAAATCAAGGCTTTGTCGGTTGCGTCATGGAGCCCACAGGCCCTTTGATCCGCGACATCTGGCAAAACGATTTTGAGCAGTTTCTGGAGCAGTACGACATCCCCTACACATTTAGGGCATCACCATTGCCTGAATACGTCCTGCACTTGCCTGGCGGCGATACCAAGATTCTTTGCCGCAGCTTTGAGAATTGGAGCAGGATTATTGGCCTCAACTTGGCCTGGGTGCTGGCTGACGAGATCGACACTGTGACGCCAGCCATTGCCGAAAAAGCATTTCCCAAGATCCTTGGTCGTCTCCGCTCCGGCAACGTTCGCCAGTTCGGTGCAGCATCAACGCCTGAAGGTTTCCGGTGGATGTGGAACACCTTTGGCTCGGAACAGGCTCAGCAGCGCCCTGACAGAAAGCTCATTAGGATGCGTTCGGCAGACAATCCACATCTGCCCCAAGACTTCATCGAACGGCTGCAGGCCAACTACGACCCAAGCCTGTTGCAGGCTTACTTAGAAGGCCAATTCTGCAATCTCACAACCGGCCAGGTCTATGACCGTTTCGACCGGGCAAAGCACGTCATAACCGACATCCCGAACGTAAGCCGCGAACCTCTACGCGTTGGCTGCGATTTCAACGTCGGAAACTCAAACGCAGTCATCGGTGTTCGTCTTGGAGAAAAACTTCTCCTGATCGATGAGATCAGCGGCGCACATGACACCGACGCCATGGCCCAAGAAATACAACGCCGAGCTGATGGACGCCCGGTTTATATCTACCCTGACGCATCAGGCGGAAACAGAAGCACGAACGCCTCGCGCACTGACATCCAGATCTTGGAATCGTATGGGTTCAGCAATCAATCACCCAAGGCCAATCCTCCCATCCGTGATCGGGTGGCTTCTGTTCAAGCTTTGCTGGAGAACGGGAAAGGTCAGGTAAGGCTGCAGATTGCCGCCAACTGCAAGCGGACCATCGAATGTTTAGAGCTTCAGTCATATACAGAGTCAGGCGACCCCGATAAAGATGCGGGTTACGATCACATGAATGATGCGCTTGGCTATCTCGTTTACCGGGATTTCTCAATGCTCCATGCCCGCGCTGGTCGTGGTACTGGAATCAGGCTTTACTAAACTGCGAGCATTGGGCGGGTTTTAGCTGTGTACTCAGGCTTTTCTGGTCGCCAACGTGTTGGCAACGTCACGACGGTGGAAAGCCCGAACACGGCTTACGTCAACATGGAGCCGCATTGGCTGCTGATTGAAGCACTTTTGCAAGGCACTTATGGCATTAGAAAAGGGCACCGAAAATATCTGCCGCAAGAACCAAGAGAACTTGACGAGGCTTATGACAACAGGCTAATGCGTTCAACGCTTGCGCCTTATTACGTCAGGCTCGAGCGGATGCTGGCGGGCATGTTGACCCGCAAGCCTGTGCGGCTTGAAGACGTTAGTGATGTTGTCACTGAGCAGCTTTTTGACGTTGACCTTCAGGGCAACGATCTGAATGTTTGGACCTACGAAACTGCACGCAAGTGCATTCGGTATGGGCACGTCGGCGTTCTTGTTGATGCTCCAAAGGCAGGCGACAACGGCAGGCCGTATTGGACGCAGTACACGCCTCGCGACATCTTGGGCTGGCGGTCTGAGGTTAAAGACGGCAAGCAGCAGCTGACCCAGCTGCGGCTGATGGAAACCATCACCGTGCCTGATGGTTTGTACGGCGAGAAGCAAGTGCAGCAGGTGCGGGTGCTTACCCCTGGTGCGTTTGAGATCCACCAGAAGGACAAGAAAGGCGACTTTGTGCTGATTGATGAGGGCAGCACCAGCCTTAGCGAGATTCCGTTTGCTGTTGCTTATTCCAACCGCGTCAATGTTCTTGAGTCGCGGCCACCGTTGGCAGACATCGCTGAGCTAAACCTCAAGGCTTATCAAGTGCAATCTGACCTTGATAACCAGCTGCACATCAGCGCCGTCCCGATGTTGGCGATCTTCGGGTTCCCGCAGTCAGCAGAGGAGATCAGCGCAGGCCCTGGCGAAGCGATGGCGCTGCCTGAAGGTGCCTCGGCTCAATACATCGAGCCATCCGGCAACAGCTACAGCGCACAGTTCCAGCGACTGGAGCAGATCGCTAATCAGATCAATGAGCTGGGTCTTGCTGCTGTGTTGGGCCAGAAACTCAGCGCAGAGACCGCAGAGGCCAAGCGAATCGACCGCAGCCAGGGCGACAGCACCATGATGGTTATTGCTCAGCAGATGCAAGACCTAATCGACAACTGCCTGGGCTTTCACGCGCAGTACATGCAGCAGGCGCAAGTTGGCAGCAGCTTTGTCAATCGCGACTTCTTAGGCGACCGCCTTGAACCGCAGGAGATCCAAGCATTGCTGCAGCTTTACACCGCAGGCACGATCACACAGGAAACCCTGCTTAAGCAGCTTTCGATTGGCGAGGTTCTTGGCGACGACTTCGACGTTGAGCAGGAGCTAGACGCAACGCAGTCCGGCGGTTTGATCGAGATGCAGCAGCCTGAAGCTGCACCGCCTGAAGCAGAAGAGGCCACAATGCCAGAAGCGGAGCCGGAGGTTGAGGATGGGGTGGATGAGCAGGCTGCATAAGCCGAACCCGAACAGAAAGCAGCTGCTGTTCTTCACCAAGGATCAGCTCAAAGACAATTACTTTGCGGTCATTCGGATTACTTGGTTTGCTGCCGGTCAGATCTGTGCAGTCAATGAGGCGGTTGTGTATCAGGACGATTTAGAGGCAGTCGCTGAGTTCTCAGGGATCGTCGGTGAAGCTTTGCGGGGTGGCGCTGATGTTTCGATCGTCTGCATTGCCAGCTCTGCGGATGTTGGTTTGGAGCCAGCATGAGCGAGCCTGAAGCCTTTTACCGACAGGCGATTGACCTGAACCGATATAGCAATCACGTCGCGTTGAATGTGATGCGGGCGTACAACGACATCGTGATTGATGCGTTGCAGAAGCTTGATGATGTTGGCTCGTTGAACCCAAGAGAAGCGGCACGGCTGAACGCTTTGTTGGCCCAGGTGCGCGAGAGCCTTGAGACGTGGGCGGGCGACAGCTCGATTTATGCGGTGCAGGAGTTAAACGGCTTGGCACGGCTGCAGGCTGACTTCATCTCAGGGCAGATCAAAGATGTAGTGAAGCCAAGTTTGGCTAGCACCATTCGCACGGTTGAGATCACCCCAGATTTTGCGCGGTCTGTTGTCTTGGCTGATCCGACAGACATCAGCGCGGCTGTGCTGCAGCCAAGCCTTGAACGGCAGATTCGCGGACAAGCCCCTGGCCTTGTCACGTTGGACGCTGGCAAAGGTGCTGCTCTTGTTCTTCCAAACGGCAAAACGCTTGGCACTGGATTCAGGCAGCTGGCCCAATCTTCCGCCGATAAGTTCCGCGTCACCGTTCAGAACGGGATGCTGACGGGGGAGAACATGCGGGACATGGTGAAGAGACTGCGTGGAAAGTTACGCCTAGCCGATCAGGCAAACATCGCCGCAACGATTGCCAAGGGTGGCGAGCTGACGACGTTGGCTGATTCGCAGATCCGGGCATTGATCCGCACCTCTGTGACGCAGATGACGAACACCGTCAATCAGCAGATGTATATCGCCAACCAAGACGTGATTGATTCCTACCGCTACCGAGCTGTGTTGGATCTGCAGACCACGCCGATCTGCCAATCCCTTGACGGCAAGGTGTTCAAGTTTGGTAAGGGACCGCAACCGCCGCAGCATTTTGGTTGTCGGTCAACCATTGTGTTCATCACAAAGACTGAAGCAGAAGGTGATTTCAGGGAGCGAACGCAGCGTGCGGCGCTTGGCGGCCTTGTCCCGTCTGACATGACCTATCCGCAATGGATTGCTACACGTTCAGCCGCAGACCAAGCGAAAGCCTTGGGCGGCGAAGGTAAGGCCAAACTGTTCCGCAGCCTGCTCAAAGAAGAGTCACCACAGAAAGCCCTGGCCAAATTCGTCAGCAAGGATGGATCGGAAGTAACTTTGAAACAGCTGCAAGCAAAGTACGGTGCCTCTTAAGCGCGGCAGCAGCAAGCAAATCATCTCGGAGAACATCCGCAGGTTGATGCGTGAAGGCAAAAGCCGCACGCAGGCGGCAGCGATTGCATTTAAGGAAGCTAGAAAACGGCGGAAGCGTTAATCTTTTGTTGTACCTGCCAGGTGATTCGATGGCACTTCACAGCAAGTTCAAGTTGAAGGCTCAGGGCGAAGAGGCCAAGCCCAAGGCGACGGCTAAGAAAAAGCCCGCTAAAAAGGAAGCACCTTCGGAGGCTGAGTGATGCCTGGTCATTACGGAATGGGTAAGCCCAAGAAAAAGAAGAAGAAGGGCGGCAAGAAAAAGTAATGGCACGAAAGCAGCGGCGCGTTCCGAAGGACAAGGCCACCGGCCTGCCTAAGAAGTACCTGTCAGGTGCGAAGAACCGCGCTGCCAAGGCCCGTGAGATCAAGCGAACTGCCGATGCCTACAAGGCTGGGGAGTTCATCGACATCAAAGCTGTTTCCGCATCGAGGACCAAGCAAGGTGGCACCAAAAAGAAAACCACTAAGCGCCGCAACAAAAAAGTCTCTAAAAGAAAAGGCTGAGAAGTCCCGCTTCTTTTACGGCGAGCTGGCTGAGGTCTATCGCAAGGGCCAAGGTGCTTACCTGTCCAGCGGATCGCGGAACGTGCCGATGCCAGCTTGGGCCATGGGCAGAGTCAACGCCTACATGAAAGGCGGCAAGGCGCGGACGGCTGATGCTGCGATCTATGCCCGCTACAACAAAAAGCGATGAAGCTGACGATCCGCCAAAAGAATGCCTTGAAGCGGCACCAAGAGGCGCATGGTCACACCAAGGCGCACATGGATTTCATGAAGCGCAAGATGCGTGAAGGTATGAGCTTTACCAAGGCTCACCGTTTGGCTATGAGCAGGAAAGGCAAATGAGCATCAAACGCGGTGGCCATACGTTTCCGGGCTTTGATAAGCCCATCCGCACGCCGAACCATCCGAGCGGCAAGTCTCACGCTGTTGTCGTTAAAGACGGCGATAAACCGAAGCTCATTCGGTTCGGGCAGCAGGGCGCTAAGACGAAACGTCCGCGCAAAGGTGAGAGTGCTGCTGACAAGGCTAAACGTGCGTCATTCAAGGCACGCCACGCAAAAAATATCGCGAAGGGGAAGACATCTGCCGCATTTTGGGCAGACAAAGTAAAGTGGTCTTGAAAACAACCTTACGGGTTATTCATGTCTGAAGAGCAAAACCAGGAGATTACGTCTCCCGCAGCTCCAAACAATTCTGAGCTTGATGCACTGAAGAGCAGCATCCAGGCGTTAGAGAAAAAGAACTTTGAGCTAATTGGCAAGCTCAAAAGCGCAAAAACAATTCCCGACGGCGTTGATGTTCAGGAGTTGCTTGAGTTCAAGCGGTCTGTTGAGCAGAACAAACTTGAATCAGAAGGCAAGTACACCGAGGCTCGTCAGGCTCTTGAGCAGCAGTTCCGCGAGGCTGCTGAAGCCAAGGACAAGCGGATTGCTGAGCTTGAAGCACGAGTCCGCGAGCTTGAGCTGATTGCACCTGCGAACACAGCATTGGCGGATGTTGTGCATGATCCGAGCATCGTATTCAAGGCAGACCTGTTAAAGCCGGATCAAATAGAGCGCGAAGCTGACGGCACGGTTGTTGTTGTCAATGGCTACGAGCGCAAGCCGATTGGCGAATGGGCTAAAACCCTGCCGAGCTACATGCAAAAAGCTCCCAAGCCTGTGGGGAGTGGAGCACCGTCAGGGCGCAGCGCAGGTGGCGACATTCCGCCGGGCACAAAGAATCCTTTTGCCAAAGAGTCCTACAACCTCACAGAACAGTCCCGGCTTTATCGCACAGATCGGGATATGTACGAAAGGTTGAAAGCTGCTGCGAGCCGTTAATATGATCAACAAGGCAAAGCTACGCAGAGCCAATCGGGTTACGCCCACACCGTAAACATCTTTTTTGAGGATCTGTCATGGCGACTCTTCGCTCTGACATCATTATCCCCGAGGTATTTACGCCTTACGTCATTGAGCAAACCACTCAGCGTGATGCCTTCCTGGCTAGCGGTGTGGTGCAGCCAATGGCTGAGCTAAATGCTGCCGAGGATGGTGGTGACTTCGTTCAAGTGCCTTTCTATAAGGCCAACCTGTCAGGCGATTTTGAGCGTCTGACGGATAGCTCATCCCTGACCCCAGGCAAAATCACCGCAGACAAGCAGGTTGCTGCTGTTCTGCACCGTGGCCGTGCCTTTGAGTCTCGTGATCTGGCTGCCCTGGCTGCCGGTTCTGACCCGATGGCTGCCATCGGCAACAAGATTGCTGACTACATCGCCAACCAACGCCAAAAGGATCTTCTGTCCTGCCTGGCCGGTATCTTCGGCGCTGTTGGTGACACCAGCTCCGCATCTTTCGCAGCTCTGGCTGTCGATGGCGCGTCTGGTGACACCCCTACGCAACTGACTGCCCGTCAGATTGTTGAAGGTCAGTCCCTGCTGGGCGACCAAGGCGACAAGCTGGCTGCCATCGTCGTTCACCCCAAGGTGTACTACGACCTGAAAGAGCGTCGTGCTCTGGACATGATCTACGACGACGCAGGTCAGCCTGATACTGGCGCAACTCAAGGCTCACTGGCTGGCGCCTTTGGTCCTGTTGCTGTTCCCACGTTCATGGGAATGCGCGTGATCGTGTCTGCTGATGTGCAGACCGCTGGATCCGGTGCCACCACCGAATACGCCAGCTACATGTTCACCCAAGGTGCCGTTGGCTCCGGTGAACAGCTCGGACTTCAGACCGAGACCGACCGTGACATCCTCGCCAAGAGCGATGCCATGTCGATTGATCTGCACTACGTGTATCACCCGATCGGTTCTTCGTTCTCCACGTCAACTTCCAACCCCACGCGGGCACAACTGGAAACCGTGGGCAACTGGACCAAGGTGTACGAAACCAACAACATTGGCATCGTGCGGATTACCACCACCAGCGCACTGGATTGAGGAGGTAACTAACCATGGCATCCATTTTTGAGGCAACGGCTGGCAATCTTGTCGGCCCCGCTACTGGCGGCACTGTCACCCAGGCCACCAGCAAAGCCACTGCCGTGACTCTCAACGCTGAGTCCGGTCAGATCACCCTTGACGATGCTGCACTTGCAGCAGCCGCTGAGGTTTCTTTCACTGTCAACAACGACAAGATCGCTGCCACTGACGTGGTGGTGTGCAACCACGGTTCTGCTGGAACCGCTGGTTCTTACCTTGTGCAGGCCAACTCGATTGCTGCCGGATCTTTCAAGATCACTGTGGCAAACCTTTCGACTGGCTCACTTGGTGAGGCAATCGTTGTCAACTTCGTGGCTCTGAAGGGCGCTAGCTCCTGATGGGTCTATTCGCTTTTAAGCGAATGCGGGAACGTGAGGCTGCTGCGAAAGCGGTGGCCTCTACCCCCAAACGCAAGACTTCTACTGTGACGCCCGATGGCAGTAACAATCGACGCAACAGCGGGCGGCGCAAACGCCAACAGCTACATAACTCTGGCCCAAGCTGACGCCTACGTTGAGGCGATGATCAGCAGCACGGATGTCAACAAATGGGCCAGCGGCAACACTGACAGCCGTAACCGAGCGTTAGCAGCAGCAACGCAACGCTTGGACCGTGAAAGATTTCTAGGCGCACGCGCTACTGATACGCAAGCATTGCAATGGCCGCGTACTGGCGTGCGAAAGCCCGATACCTACGTCAACACGTACGCCACTGGCTTTCCTTTCCGCATCTCTGAGGATTACTTCACCGACGAGGAGATCCCAGATCAAATCAAGCGGGCGCAGATTGAGCTTGCTGTCTACCTGCACAACAACACGGACGGCATCAGCCTCAGCGGCTTGAACGATTACAAGAGCGTCAGCATTGGCAGCATCAGCGTCACGCCTGACAAGGCTGGTGCTGTTGGTGCTGACCATGTTCCGCCGATGTTTGAAAGGTACTTGACGGGTCTTAGAATTAGTGGACCAGGCAACATTGCTATTAAACGGAGCTGATCATGTACGGAGACCTGAAAGGCGGCTTCGAGTTCATCTCAGACACAGCTGAGCACACTGGCCGGTTTTGCTTGGTTTACTTCAAAGAAGACACGGTGATCAGTGCAATCACTGTGCAGAACGCAACCGGCAATAGTTTGGCTGGTGAGACTTTTGTCGCTGACACCAAGATTTCAGGCATTGTCACGAGCATCACGCTGACCAGCGGGGCCTGCCTTGCTTATCGGGTCTGATGGCACTTGCTGACTCGCTGGGCAAGGTTGCAACCAACGTGCTTAAGGCGTTGGGTGCCGACGTGACGATCCGTTATGTCACCAGCGGGGCCTACAACACGACGACCGGCCTAAGCGGTGAAACCGTAAGCGATGTCAACGTCAAAGGCGTTGTTGAAGGGGTTTCAAAGTCTGAGGTGAATGGGCTGATTCAAGCGCAAGATAAGCGTTTGATTGTTTCGGCTGAAGAGGTAGGAACAGCACCTGGGACTAAGGACCGAGTCGTGATCCTCTCTGTTGTGTATCAAATTATTTCAGTTAATACGATTGAGCAGGACAACACGGCGATCACTTACGAACTGATTCTGAGGGGCTAATGGCTAAGCGTCAGATACAGATTCTTCAGATCGGCGAGTATTGCGAAGGGAAGGTGCAAGAGCTTGTCAAGGAATCAGGCGTGATGCTGCGGAACCGGCTTGTTGAGTTGAGCCCTGTGGGTGAAGTCAACGGCGGAACGTTTAAGTCAAATTGGCAACCGCCTGTCTATGTAGACAAGGGCCTAACCGCCAGGATCATCAACAACACTCAGAATTACGGCGAGGCCATCACGTTTGGCGAGAGCCTGCCGCCGTCTTGGCAGGGCAGGTTCCGTTCACGGTATGGCTTGCCTAAAGGCTGGCCCACCTTGCTTGCCGGAAAAGACGTGAGAAACGCGATTCCTAGCATGTGGAACAGGATTGCTAGAAAGCCATGAGCAGCACATACAACGACATCAGAACTGCCATTGAGGCGCGTATCGCCACAGAGATGGCAGGCTCGCCGTCATATCAGGTGAGCTATGAGAACGTGCCGTTTACGCCCCCCAATAATTCCACTTGGATTAAGGTTCAAATCCGCTTCGGCGCAAACAATTACGGGACATTGCTTGGCCCCACTACTGGTAGCAACATCCAGTCAGGCATTGTCGTTATCGGCATTTTCAGCCCTATCGGTGTTGGCACTGGAGATAACTTCACGTTGGCCGAACGGCTGAAAGATCTGTTTGACCGAAAAACCGTAAGCCAGATTATTTTTGACGCAGCGGATGGCCCGGCAATCATTGAGGCTGCTGCACCTGAATCCTTTTTTCAGACAGAGCTAGCCATAACATTCAATGCCTTCGTACAATGAGCTGAGCCAACTACCGTACAAACGTTATGGCAACCACTCTGTCCGGTACGTCCGGCGCCCTTTATTACAAGCCTGCGGGCACTGACAGCACGTTCACTGCATCGAACGTGACCAATGCTGACAATGAAATCAATGTCGGCACATTCCTCAACTTCAAAGTCAACGACAAGGTTGTCTTTGGTGCTGGCACTGGCGGTACCCTGCCTGCCGGTCTCACTGCGGGCACTGATGTATTCATCTTGACCTACACCGCTTCAACCGGTGTAGCCACGTTCTCGGCGACTGCAGGCGGCTCTGAGCTTGCTTTGACTGACGATGGCACTGATGGCACCACGCCATTCACCATTAAATACAGCGAGTTCCAAGCGGTTGGAGCTGTTCGTGAGTGGTCTTTTGAGATCACTCGCGATGAAATTGACGTGACGACGATCGGCCAAACCCTTGGTCAAAACGCACCGTTTAAGACCTACATCACCGGCTTTGCTGATGGTGAAGGTTCCGCCACCATCTACACCACTGACGACGACACCACCATTGCATCCCGCTTGGTGGAAGACGTGATTCAGCGGATTCAAACAGGTGTGCAGTTCAAGCTGTATATCGATCGCGTGGTCTCTTCTGGTTCTGTAGATGACACCGCAAGCCGTTCCATCACCATGGAAGCCGTGTTGACTTCTGCCAGCTATTCCGTCAACCCGGACGACGCTCAGCAAATTGAGGTTGCATTCCGTCCGTCTGCTGTTCCTACCTTCGACCTCAGCAAGACCTGATTGCTTGTTGTTGGTTTGTTTGCCCCCGGCTTGCGCTGGGGGTTTTTTCATGAGTAGTATCTGTTTACTGTTTTCAGGTTTTTATGTCTTCCAGTGCAAGCGGACGCGCACTTGATCGCCTCAAGAAAGCCGCAAATCTGACGCCAGTGAAGCGCATTGTTGTCCTAAGCAATGGAGATGAGTTTGAATTTTGGTCAACGCCATTAACGATGGCAGAGCGTGAGCGTGCGCAAAAGCAAGCCAATTCAGATGATGCCAATCAGTATGCCCTGCAACTTCTCGTCAACAAAGCGACTGATGAGAATGGTCAGCGCATGTTCAAGGCTGGCGAACTTGCTGAACTTAAAAACGATGTCCGAGACGAAGACTTGCAAGGTTTA